AGTTACATCAGGTATGCCGTCCCATACTTTTTTAACTTCATCAAATTCAAATACTTTAGGAACTGCTAATTCAGGTGCAATACCTTTTTTAAATAAAGTTCCATAAATAGCACCCTTATTAATAATAGGTGTTCTAGGTTGTAAGTTTTCTTTTAAAGTAAGTTTTCCAAGAACGCCAACACGTTCTCCTGCTTGTACACCTTTAACAAGTGCTTTACCTGCAGCCCAAGTACCAGCAGTTGCCCAAGTTAAAGGGTCTGCAAGTATTTGAAACGTTGCATCATATGTTCCAGAAATTCTGTCAAAAACTTTTTCTTCAGCCAAAGGTGCATCAGGAGATAAACGCATTTGTCTTCTGGCAACTTCTCTACCAGGACTTACTTGTGCTCTGCGATAATCACCAAGAATGTCAGCAAAGTCTTGTGGGTTTTCTTGCATGAAAGATAAAGCACGTTCAAGTTCAGGTGTCACCCCACCTGCTTCTTCAATTACTCGACCAGGTGTCCATCCTGTTACTAAACCTTTTGCTAAAGCAGACATACCTGGACCGTATGTTTCTTCTAATTTTTTTGTATATTCAACGTTCCATATACGTTTGCCATCCCAGTCATCAGACCAGAAGTTAAGCATGCTTGGTGTGTATTGACCTGTTTGCTTAGCATAAGTAAGTGTTCCACCAACAGTTCCAGTTAATGCTTGACTGTAACCTTGCAATGCTTTGAAAGCACCAGTGAAAGGTGATTGAATTGTTTTTTTAGCAAGGGAACCTATTGTTCCTAATATTGTCCAGTTGCTTGGTTTATTTAAATAATCAGGATTATCAAAAGTACTTTTTAATGCTTCTTGAATACCGTCATCAAGTTGAAGAAATTCTTCGTTAGCATCTTTGTTGTCCATCTTAAGTAATTCTCTATGTTTGTCATAGAGTTTACTCCAAGTATTAATTTGTTGTAAATCTTTTTCTGGCAAATTAGCGCGATAAGACGCTACTGCTAATTCTGGTAAATATTGATTACCAGCAGGTCTAAAAGGTTCTGGTGGATTCCATCCTGGTATCCGAGACATTAATACCCAAAACCTTTGCCTTGACCTTCCATTGCCATAAAAATATCAGCAACACCTGCAATGTCTTGCACTTGTGGATTATTTAACATTTCAGTTGCTACATTTGCAGGAGTTCTTTGATTACTTGGTGGAAGACTTATAAAATTTGTTCCAGGACCAAAAGGCATACCAGCAGTTTGTGGTTCATTTGGTCTTTCAGTTGGTGCAGTAAGTTGAGTAATTGGGGATGTTGCAGCGAAAGAAGAAATAGGTTTAGACATACCACCACGTCCACCGCCAACCATATTTGGAGTTGGACCAGCCATAGTTGCACCTTGTTGAAGACCCATAAGTTCTTGACCTTCACCATAAGAACCACCAGACATATATCTTGCTGGTTGTCTAGAAACATTTAAATCAGTTCTCTTTGAATTACTACCAGGACCTGATACTTGTTCTCTAATTGCCATTAATCTTCGTCCTCATCAAATTCTTTATCATCTAGTTGAATGTGTGCTGCGTCTAGCATTCCTTTAAGTTTCCAAATCGGAGACTTACCGTCATCTAATACGTGTAAAAAATATCTTCCTTCGGAATCAATCATTTCAACAACTGTTATAACGCCTGTTGCCATAGCACCCATTGGATGTAAGTCTTGAACAAAGCCGTTTAACGAATCCTGAAACATCTTTACATAGTCAGGGTGTGTGCGCTTTGTCATTTTATCCTGCTAACTGTCCCATAATTGCGGTTAAATCTGGAGGAAGGGCTCCAGCAGGACCAGCCGAAGGAGCGCCGACAGGGGACGGTTGCGCTGCAACTTGTTCTGGATTTTCTGTGCCTGCTGGAGTAGGTTCAGGTTGTTCTGGTTGGAATGCTTCTTTAACAGCATTTTCAATTGATATACCATCACGTCTTTTTTCAATAATGTCAGCAAATTTATTTAACAAAGTTGAAACATCTTGACCTGTTGCAATCATTTCAGGTAAAGCCCCAGCAGCAGCGCTAACTGCTTTATTTAAATTATCACGCATACGTTGAATATCTATGCGTTCTTGTTCCTTGGCAACGTTAACAGACCAAGGTAGTTCACTCATTACAAATTCGCGAGAAACTAAATCTCCACCAAGTGCTTGAAGTGAGAATATAAGTGCACGGCTAGGGTCTAACCCTGCCATTAATCCGTAACGTACCTCAACGGTGTAATCACCTTTGATGTCTTTAGTTGGATTGTATTTAAGTTCATATGGGGAACCATCATTGTACCCACGAACTGTTCTTTCGAATGGGAAAATCTTTTCATCTAAACGTAAACAGAGAGAAACAACATCTTCAAGTGTTTGTGCAAGTACTTGTTGACCTGCTTTGATTTGTGAATCAAATGCACCAAGTAACGCTTGGACGCCTTGTCCAGTAATGATGCTGGCATCAATGTTGCCTGAGCGACCTTCTGGATATCGTGCGCCCAAACGCATTTCTTGCTGTAATAATGATTGTTCTGTAAATGCTGCAGTTGGTAATTCCAATCCGACTCTGCGGATTTGCTGTGGGTTTTGAGAACGCAACACAGCATCTGGACCAAAAGCAAGTTCTTGAACATCATTAGGTAACGCAAGAGGTGCTTGTACGCTTTTCTCTGCCGCTTCAAGGGCAAGAAAAGCGAAACGTGCTCTGGCAAGTTGAACCCAAATAACATCATCAAACTGTCCACGTGTCTCATCATCAATACTTGGTTTACGTGCAACACGTACTAATATTTCACCAGTAGGATTTTCAACAACAGATAATGGAAGATTTGAGCGTTGTGGTAGAAAAACAATTATTTGTTCTTTATCTTCATATCGAACAAGTTCAAGCATTGAATACATGTCAACACTCTTGTAACCTTGAGGTCCAATAATTTGACTAGCGTATTCAGGGAACTCTGCAACTAACTCTGCAACAGTTTTTTGATATCTGTGTGTGTAAGAAATAACGCGACCAAAGCGGTCAAACTCTGGGTAAGCACCCATTGGATTATCTATACGTATACGAGGCTGGCTGTTTTCGGCATCTAATTCTATTACGATTGGCAAAAAGCCATATGTCAGGTACCAGTCAGCCCCAGTATACATTTGCGTCTGTAGACGCGATGATTGAACATAATAGTTAGCAATCATTGTTCTTTTCTCTGCAGCGCTTTTGGCGCGGTCAGAATTTACGTTTGCCGTTGAGCAATTAAAAGAAGGAAGTGGGGCAAGTACTTCCGCCAAATCTTTAGCAGCAACATCAATGAAGTTAGCAATCATTGGTGTTGTCATACCTTCAGGGAAAAAGTCTGGGAAAATTGATTCTATTCTTCCGCGTCGAACAGAAAGAACGTTTTGCATACGGCTATCACGTTCGCTGTAGCGGCGGCGGAGACCTTCAACTTTATCCGCTATCTGCTGCACATCAAGTGCCATTCAAACTCCTAATAATATAATTGAGAATACTGTTGTGCTGCTAGTTCATCTAAATTAACAACACCACGTTGATTAACACCACGTCTTGTTGTATATCTGTTTTCTATATGTGTTTGCATAAAACCTGATTGTTGAACTAATTCCTTAGCCCTAATCTCACAAAACCACAAAGCCATAACACAATCAGTCTTTTGAGACTTTCGTGCGTTTGCATCCCAAGTAATCAACTGGTTAATTAACGCTTTAACGTGCTCATTGTTCTCAGAGGATGGTAGTTCAATCAAACTGTCGTCTTGATGTTTACCATCACGTACAGTTCCAAACAAAGCAGCCATACCTGCAACACCAAAAGTTTCATCCCACTTGTTCTTACTTGTGTAATGGGAACGAATCTGTACACCACGTGAAGCAAAATATTGGTTCAGTTCAGTGTCTAAAGCATAAGATTTTTGATGTGCGTTAATTTCTATACGCATCTCATTAATAGGGTACTTGTTAACCCAGTCTTCCATGAGCGCCCGAATTTTTTGGGGGTCAGGGTCTCGCATATTGTGAACATCAAGAATATAACGTTTCTGAGTACCACGTTCAAAAGCCATAACAACTGCTGCAGTGTTACCTGTCATAGCAGGGTCAATACCCATAATAGTGTAAAAGTCTCCACCTTGTGGGTGACCTAAAACATTTGGACGTAAAGGACCTACACGGCGCATACCATTAATAGAACCTTGAACACAGACAGGGGAAAAAATTGAATTTTCTTGAATGTCTTGTTGCTGGTAAACCAAAGCCCAAGTAGACGGAGTTACTTCACCACGTCTTCTATAAAGGGCTGGACCGTCCCATTTATTGTAAAGACCTTCAGCGTTTGGTTCTTTAGAACCAGACTTCTGGTCAGTCTTAGGCCAAAGAGTAACCCAATCTTTTGGGCTATCCTTAAACTCTAAAACTGCTGGCATAGCAAAATATGTAAACGGAGACTTACCATTAGACCAATGCTTAGGGCTTCTAATCTCACGGTAAAGGTCATTGGCAGCAAAGCGTGTACCCAACACTAGAAGCACACCCTCATCATCTAGACGAGTAATAACTTCTTTCTGAATCCACTCAAGTTGCTTTTCCCACTCATGTGCGTTAGCACCAGTCACACAGTCATCAAGAATAATCAAGTTAGCGCGGGCACCATATACTTGACCACCAATACCCAAAGCCTGAACAGTAGGGTCTTTTTCGGTAGAGTTACGAGAAAGAGTAATAGCGTTGGCTTTCCAAGAATCAGCATCCTCACGCCAACCACCAGGAGGGGCATAAGTTGCCTGCATCTTAGCCCACATAGGATGAGTCAAACGTTGCTTAATAGAATAAACAAACTCCTGAGCCTTAGTCAGGGTTTTAGAAATAACAATAATACGAGTATTGTCAGGGTCCATACAAATCTTGTAAGTCGAATAATTAACAGTAATCGTAGTCGACTTGGCATGCTCAGGGGGCACATTAATTAACAAACGAGTCTTATCATCAGAAGGCTCATACGTCATAGACGGATGCAACCAAGAAGGGGTACGACCCTCCAAAACATCAACCCAATTCTGTTGATGAGGGAACACACTACTGTTCAAAAAATTTTTTGAAAACTCAGCAAACTCAAAAGAAAACTTGTCACCACTCAAATCCCTGGTGGCGCCCTCTTCTTTAGCGTCTTCTAACGCAGAGGCAAACTTAGCATCCCTGGATAACCATTGGCGTAGGGTGCCTTCTTGTCTACCCACAAGGCCCATGGCCTGCTTAACACTAATGCCTTCCCTAACATGGGATAGCACTTTGGTCTTAGCCTCAACAGTGTCCTTGATTAAAGGATGCTGGGCACCAGATTGAAACTTTGCCATAAAACAGACGCCCCCGCATTAATAAACACTAACTGTGTAACAACAATATATACACCAATGTAACAATAATAAAACCATCTAGATGAGCCCCTTTAGGGGGCTCATATAAGTAAACCATGTTCGGGGTCTAAAAGACCCCTCACTATATACTAATCCGTCCAAAATACAAAAGCGGACAACAATTTACCAAATTGTTATAAACGTTACCAAAATGTTATATAAACCGTATATATTCCCCTGTATCTGTAACAGAAATATATAAAAACACTATACATACGACAGTCACACGTCGGTTAAAAACCCTGGGGTCTGCTCGCAGGCTCGCAGACCTGCTGCCTACGGCAGCCCACCGCTACGCGGTGCCAGTGTTTTTGCAGACGTAAGTCCTCGGAGCCACGCTGTGGCATCCTCAGACTTACCCATGTAACCATAACTATCCATCCACGGATGAAGTCAGTCTGGTTGAGGCTATGGGTGAGCCTGTCCTTATCTGGTACTGATGGCAAGAAGTGCGAGATGGTGACTGGCTACTGCTCTTTGTCATAAATGCCAAAGAGGCAGATAGCCTCTGTGAAAGGATGACAACATCATGGCGTTCAGTGCAACAGCAGTTAAAGGCAGTATCTCATTCCCAGATGAGAAACGTGCAGCCATTTCTATTAATGGTTCAACACAAAAATGGTCAAGCAACGGTACTCCGTATACTCAAATGGGTTACGAGTATGTGACTAGCAATAATCCTGTAATCGTTAACAGATTAAAGGAATTGGTTGATTCTGGCTTGGCTGAGCCTATCCAGAATAGTAAGGGTCAAACTCGATATGTTGCAGATTTTGCAGAAATCGTGTTCGAACCTGTTATGGAACGTGTTGCTAAAGGTTCAGATAAATCTCCTCGTACCTTTAGAAACATTGTTGATTTCCAAGTGGCTTTGGAAGTTCAAGACCATAACTAATTAGGGCTAAACCTACACGTCTCGCAGCAAACGCTCGCGGCGTGTAGGTTTAAGTCTTCCAGACTGGTGTCACGAGTGATTACTTCGCTCCGCCGTTATACAGCGTAATTTTGTAAACAAAATTCCGCGTTATGTAAACGGCTCTAGTAGTACCCGCCAAGCCTAATTGGCTGGTCTTGCTCGTCAAATCAATGATTATAACGATTTGGAGAACTTTTTCCAAAAACGGGAAAAACTTGCACCAAATTGTTATAATCAACTACATGATTTGACAAGACTGCAACCAACCAATTGGTCTTGGCTTTATAATTACCAAATCGGTAGTTAAAAGAAAAGGAGTAAAGATGTCTTGGTATCCAACACAAACCAATGCTCTGTATGTTACAGAAGACATTGAGCAAAAGTCCACAGAGTATGTGGACTCTGAAGGTCGCCACTTCATAGATGTTGATGATGTTGTTGTCGACCATAAAACAGTTAACGGCTACGTTACTGTTGATGAGGATTCTGGCTTGCCTATCTACAATCCAGAACCTCAAGAAGAAACAACAGACACAAGAGTCAAAGACTCTTGGTCTAGTATCGTTGACAGATTCTCTGTCCACGACTTAATGAATATGCATTATGAAATAGATATCGTGTATCCAACCAAAAAGGTTTTATATCACGATTCTTACTATCTGTTATATGCTAACCAAGTTAATTCTGCAAAAGCATCAGAATTACGTAAATCTTGGTTAGCAAATATATCAGATTATCAAGCACCTTATGTTAACTCTAATGGTGTGCAAATTGGCTCACACAAGGTAAGCCAAGATATTGCAGTAAAGTGGGGCTTGGTCGTCGCCTAACCCCAACACAAACTAACAGGGCTGGCTTCGGTCAGCCTTGCTAGTTTATTTTTTTAAAAAAAATCCGTTGCCTCCTTCGTCAGCCCAACTTCGGGCATGACTCAGTCGGCGCTATCGCCAGATAAGGATAACAATGTTATATCAATCAGTTATAGGTTACATGGTTACACAATGTTTACCCAACACAAACCCCGCCCTTATGTATGGCATGGACAGCAAGAAGTTCACCAGCCTTCTTTCCTGCGGAAAGGCTGGTTCACACAGAAAGGTTACAGATGGCTACTAGATATGTTGATGGCTTAATTGCTTTTGCATATTTTGCGACAGTGTTTTTTGGTACAATGTATGTAAAAGGTCCGAAACTATTTAAAAGGAGAAGTAAATGAGTTTAGATAAAGAGTACGTGTTGTTGAATACTATTCGTAGTAAGGTTGACCAGATGGCTGCGCTTATGGATGAGACTCCGTTGTGGTCTGCTGATTTGGATACTGATTACGGTGTTGGTGATATTGATGCGTGTCTTGGTTTGGCTGGTTTGCAACTGGCTCGTGCATCAATGTTGATTGCTGCTCGTATTGATGAGATTCTTGACATCAAGCAAACAGAGTGGCGTGAGATTGGTCAAGCAGAGATGGATGCTGCACGATGACTCATGTTATTAATGTTCCTAAACCGTTTCCTATGGATACACCTGAACAACAGGCTCAGGCTATGTTGAATTATTTTACGCACCGTTTTGCTAGTCAAGATGGTGATATTAGGTGTGTGGAATGTGATTGTAAGTCTACACACAAGGCTTCTTTTTATCCGTGTGGTGAGGAACCACCTAGGATTTTGAGAACTATTGGTGATGACAACAAGATTGTTTCTGAGGTAGATGCCTAATGAGAATTAATGATACAGAAATTGAAGAGTACAAAGAGTTAATCAAAAATGCAAACATTTATAATCTTTCAGGTTTGTATGATTTGCTTGATGAATTACTTATTGATGGTGAGATACATGTTAAGCAAACAAAGGAGAATGTGTAATGTGCTGGGTCATATGTGAATGTTGTAAAAACGACATTGATATGGACGGTGAAGGTGGACACATCTATCCTGATGGAACAGTTATCTGTGCTACCTGTGAAGGTAAAACATTAGAAGAAATATTAGAGGAGAACAAATGAGTGGAACATTAGAGTTAAAAATATTGCCGCACGAATTAAAGAACATTGCTTTCTATTTTACTTGCAATGTTATTGATAACGTGCAGGCTAAGGCTGATTGGGATGGCGACTACAAGTGGGGTAAAGAAGACGCTTCGGAGTTGCTTGTCTCTGCTATGGATATTGCTCGCGGTTTAAATGATGAACAGTGGGCACATTTTAAACAAGAACTATTAATTAGATACAAGGGGATACGATGAGTGATAAATATTTAAGTGTGTATGAAAAGAATGGGTTAGAAGTTTTTGTTAACCCATACGATTTCTGGGCTGACTACAAGGTCAATCTGAATGGTAAGCATGCTAAGGATTTTCTTGGCGAAACTGCGTGGATGGATGTGACTAGGTTTGTTCATGACCAAGCCATGGAGTTTTATGATTTTAATCTTGATGATATAGATAATCAATTGCATAGTGATTTGTTTGATGCATTATCAAAAAAGTTTACTGTTGAGGAGAATGACAATGCCTAAAGAGTTAACTGATGCAGAGAAGATTACAAGATTGCGCAGTAATCTTGCTACTAGGGCAGCGCATGTTATTAAAAACAAATACATTGATGAGTATCAAGAGGTGTATTATAGTTTGCTAGATGAGTATGGGCTGGCACCTAGTACTAAGGTTAGACATATGCAAGTGTTATGGAATGAGAACAAAAAGTTGAAAGAGTTACTTAAGGAAAAAGGGCATGAGTGGAATTATCCTAAACCTAAAGAACAAGAGGAGGATTAATGTATTGGGGTGACTGGTTGGCAATAGGAATATTGTTTACTGTTAGTTCTTTCCTACTTGGTATGTTGTATCAAAGTAGAAAACCATGACAGATAAATGTAATTGTCATCATTGGGTATGTGGTTGTAACTTTACTATTGGTCATGATTCTAATTGTAAGGACAACAATGAGTAGACATTATTGCAAGAAGCACAAGAAAGAGTATCAAGGTATGTGTGCTGATTGTATATACGAGTTTGGTACAACTGAATGAGTAGACTTAACGTTGACATTGATACTGCACGTAAGAATCTTGGCAGCCACGATTGGGTGGCTGTTAATATGTATGATTCTTTGTGCAAGAAATGTAATGGTTCTATTCTTAACGTGACTTTAGTGTTTACGTGTGATGAACTGAGTGATAAAGTTTCTAAATAACGATGTCCCTGACACGCAAGTGAGCAGGAGCCTCTAAGTTATTTAGATTAGTTGATGATATCTAAGGCAATAACACACAATCATTTCCCCTGTGTGTTAAGGAAACCATACTAGCAATGTCGTCAACAAGCCCTGCCTGGTTAACGCTAGGCAGGGCTTTACCTATTAGAAAAGAGGAGACAATGGGATTAGATATGTTTTTATATGCAGAAGAGTTTGCATCTGAAAATTATTTTAAACCAGATACATACAAAACTTTAACAAAGGAAGTACCTTTTGCTACTACAGGTAGTCTGATGCTTAAAGTTGAAGTTGCATACTGGAGAAAAGTAAATGCAGTACATAAATGGTTCGTTGACAACGTACAAGATGGCGAAGATGATTGCCACGAGTATGGTGTTTCGCGAGAAAAGTTACAAGAACTATTAAACATATGTAAACTAATAGAACTTGATAACACTAGTGCATCTGAGTTACTACCAACTGCATCAGGGTTTTTCTTTGGTACTTATGAGTACGATGAATGGTACTTCGAAGGTATCAAACAAACCATTGAACAAGTAGAGCGAGTACTAAAAGAAGTACCAGCAGACTGGAACATAACGTACCAATCTAGTTGGTAGTAAAAAACAAAAACAAAAGGAGAAACAAACATGGCAAGTAAAGGAATAAATATCAAGGTGTCTAAAGATAAACTTGTGACAGCCTTGAAAGAAAAACTAAGTGAAGTGTGTTTGAACCAATCACTTTACGAGAAAGCAGTTGAAACACATAAAACTAATTGGAAAGATTACGAGGGAGCAATTAAGAAGATTGCTCTAAAGAATCTTGACTTAGTTACTAGTGTGACTAAAAGCAGGTGGCAGTCTGATGACACTATTACTGTGTTTGAGATAACAGTAAAAGTTGATAACGCTAAATTGCCAGAAGAGCCAACAGAACCAACGCCTCCTTACAGAGGTGGTCGTGGTAATGGCAGACATTATGTGAGCAACGACTATGACGACATTGTTGCTGACTTAACTAATGCTATTCGCATGCTTGAGTTGTCTGATGAAGATGTTGTTTCAACAGCAACTTACGCTTCAGTATCAAGATATCTATAAGGAGAATGTATGCATAATCTAGAACAGATAAACGGTGAGACAGCATTCGTTGCTTACCGTAAACCAGGATGGCATGGACTAGGACAAGTAGTTGAAGAAGAACTAACTGCCGAGTCTGCTATTCAAAAAGCAATGCTTGATTGGGAAGTAGAACTACATCCCTTGTATTCAAGTGTTATGTCTGCTGATGGTGTTGAAGTTGTGCCAGTTGAGGACAAGTTCGCAGTCATTCGTAAACATCCATTGCTTGGTGAACGTGATGCGTTAGGTGTTGTTGGTACAAGATACACACCTATTCAAAACAGGGCAGTGTTTAACTTCCTTGATGCGCTAGTTGATAGTGGTTCATCATATGAAACTGCTGGGTCTATTGATGGTGGTAAGAAAATCTTTATCACTATGCGTATGCCTAACGGTATCCTTGTTGATGGTAAAGATAAATCAG